GAGACATTGTATTTGCTGCCGGTGGATTCAGTGACGGCCAAATTCAAGGACGTTTCATCACTGGTGACGGCCTGAAAGTTACCGGTAATTTAATTTCAGATCTTGGTGCAATTTATCAAGGTCCCAACGCCAAGGCATTGTTAACAAGCACAGAAGCTACAACCACACTAAGTGGGACTATTAATAGTTCGGCAACAACCATCAACGTTGTTTCTACAGCAGGATTTTATAATCATGGTGCATTGTACATCGACAATGAAACTGTGTACTATTTTGGTAAAACAGCCACTTCGTTTACTTCAGTAACACGTGGTACGTCAGACTCAACCCCAGCTAGCCACACCAGTGGCGCAACTGTGTCACAGTTTTTTGCCGGACTAACCAACGCAAGTACAGTATTGGTTGGCAATGCTGATAGTTTTGTGCAAGTATCATTGAAAAACACAAACTCAGGCTCTAGTGCTAGTACGGATATTATTGCATATACCAGTAACGGCGACAACGATTCTGGTTGGATTGACATGGGTATCACCAGTGAAACCTACAATGACGCCACCTACGGTGTAACTGGACCCGACGATGGCTACATCTTTATGAGCGCACCACAGGGCGCGATTGGTGGCGGTAGTTTATTCTTGAGTACCGGCGGCAACGGTATAGAAAACGACATTGTGTTTACCACAGGTGGTTTCACTGCCGGCAACGAACGTGTGCGTATTGTTGGGACAAGTCGAGCAGGACGCCCAGCCGGTGTTGAAGTCAACATTGCCACAACCTCCACAAGTACAACCACAGGTGCTCTACGTGTTAACGGTGGTATTGGTTTGTTGGGTAACTTGTATGTTGGTGGTAACGTAAGCATTGTTGGTAACATCAGCTTCGGTGGCGCAGGAACTACAGTTAGCTCACAGTCATTGACAGTTGAGAATCCAATTTCTTTCTTGGGCAATGCTAACACAGGTAACACGTTTGATCTTGGTACAGTTGGTTTATATAAAGTTGGCGGAACACAATATTACACAGGTATTGTTAAACAAGCATCTACTGGTTACTGGCGTGTATTTGATAATTTAACATCATTACCAACTACCACAGTATCGTGGGTGGGTACAACTCCTGCAGGTATATATGCCGGTAATATCACTGTTGCTAATACAACTACAAGTTCTAGTACAACTACTGGTGCGCTGGTTGTTAACGGTGGCGTTGGTATTGCTGGTACAATGTATGTCGGCGGAGCCACAAGTGTTGCGTCAAATTTAACTGTCACGGGCGCAGTTTTGCCTAGTGCTAATGTAACTTATAACCTAGGGTCAACTACAGCATGGTGGAACATTTTATACGGTAAAGCTACTCAAGCACAATACGCTGACTTGGCAGAGAACTATCAAGCTGATAAAGCATATCCTGCGGGTACTGTAGTTATGTTTGGCGGCGCAGATGAAGTTACACTAGCAGACATTGAAACTACTGCGGTTGCTGGGGTAGTGTCTACTAATCCAGCTCACTTGATGAATGGTGGATTACAAGGGCCGAATGTTGTTCCGTTGGCACTACAAGGCCGTGTGCCCTGTAACGTTATTGGTCCAGTTAAGAAAGGCGATATGATGGTTAGCGCAGGATTTGGTTATGCTAAAACCAGTAAAACTCCAACAGTTGGACAAGTAATTGGTAAAGCACTAGCAGATTTTGGTGGAGCCAAAGGACAGATTGAAGTAGTTGTAGGTAGAGTATAACACTTCATTTTAAATTAAACAAAGGGCCTACGGGCCCTTTTGTTTTTGTGGTAAATACTACAAACTTGGAATAAACATAGCATGGCGTTAACTAGACCTAAAATCAGTAATATTAATACCGATATAGTCGGCTTCTTAGATCCGATTACGGTATTACATCAAGGTGCATCACAGCCAAATATTGATGTTGGATTTTTGTTTAATCGTGCCAATGGGCTAGTTAGTAATGTTGCACTATACTGGTCTGAATCTGCTAACGCAATAGTTACGTCCTTTACTAGTAACTCTGGATCATCCAATGGCAATGTGCAAAGCACCGGATATGCTAATGTAGCCATTGGCTCGCTGATAATGTTAAATGGTGCAGGCATCTACGTTGGCGGAAACATCGGCGACCCCGGTTCGGTTATGACCTCCACAGGCACAGGTGTTGTCTGGGCGGCTGCTGGCGGGTTTAACGGTGGAACAATTACTAATTCTTTTTATATCAACGACCCAAGCACAACGGCGTCAACTAGCACAACAACAGGTGCGCTCAGAGTTAACGGCGGCGTTGGAATAACTGGGAATACTTACATTGGTGGCCAAGTTACATCAAATGGTAATGTTGTCATTACAAGTGGAACAGCAACTACTAGTACAAGCACTGGTGCATTGCAAGTATCAGGTGGTGTTGGCATTGGTGGCGGGTTATATGTTGGCAACAAAATAGTAGTAACAGGTAACGTATTACCTAGTGCTAATGTAACTTATAACTTAGGTAGTGATACTAATCGCTGGAAAGATTTGTATTTAAGCGGTGGTACCATTTATCTTAATACCGCCTCAATCTCTGCTTCATCAGGCAAAGTAACAATTACTAACGATTCAGGTGGTAGCTTTAGTGTTACTGGATCAGCAAGCGGTCAGAGTACAGGTACGTTTGGTAATTTAGTTGCTAATTCTGGCGTAGCAAGTACAAGTACAAGTACCGGTGCATTGATTGTCACGGGCGGTATGGGTGTTAGCGGTGCTGCGTACCATGGATCAGTGTACGATAATGGAAATCGCGTTCTAACAAGTTTATCTAGTTCCGGGGCAGGTAATTTAACAGTATCAGTTAGTGCTCCTGCAAGCACAACCGTTGCATTGCCTGCAACAGGACCGGGTGCAACCACAACAGGATCAGCAACGGCTATTCCAGTAATTACCACAGATGCATATGGCCGTATAAGTGGCATTACTACAGCGTCAGTTAGTTCAACATTAAATCTAGCAGGTACTAGTGGTACAGGTAGTGTTTCTTTAACTAATCAATCATTGACGTTTGCTAGTTCAAACGGTATAACAGCGTCAGCAAGCGGTCAAACCATTACAATTAGTAGCCCACAAAATATACAAACAACAGCAACTCCCACTTTTAGTAGCCTAACATTAAATGGTGGCGGAACTGATTTAACATTTTCGGGTGCCACATCTAATAGAATAAACTGGGGTACTACTGGTGTTGCAGCACCGTCATTTACTTCGTATAGTGCCGGGGTAAAAATGGTATTATACGACAACGTGTCTGCTAGCTCTGCGGGGTATACAATTGGCATTGACTCGGGAACATTGTGGTCGGGGGTCCCAGACACTACCAATGGATTTAAATGGTATGGTGGCACAACTCAAGTAATGGGATTGTCTGGTGCCGGTGTACTAACATCGTATGGGAACCATGTGCCGAGTGCTAATGTATCGTATAACTTAGGCTCAACTACTGCTTGGTGGAACATAGTGTATGGTAAAGCGGTACAAGCACAATACGCTGACTTGGCAGAAAATTATACCACAGATTATCCCTACGAACCTGGTACTGTAGTTGTATTTGGCGGAGAAGCAGAAATTACAGTAACCTTAACGGATCACGATCCTGCTGTAGCCGGTGTTGTTTCTACTAACCCTGCTTACTTGATGAATTCAATGACAGACGGATTGCCAATTGCATTACAAGGGCGTGTTCCGTGTCGTGTGCAAGGCCCTGTTAAAAAAGGACAAGTTCTGGTTACAAGCACTACTCCTGGTGTAGCACAAGCAATTGATAATACCAAGTTTGTTCCAGGTTGTGTAATTGGTAAAGCACTGGAAACAATAAATACTAACAATATAGAAACCATTGAAGTAGTGGTTGGGAAACATTAAACATGCAACAATTAAAGAAACTTTATCGTAGTACATACCCTGGTGAAAATGTGGTTACATCCCTGTCCTTATCAAATGCAGAATGGAATCCTGAAGTTGAATTCGTTCCAAATAGTGTTTTCAACACATTTACAACAACGCAGGCTATTGCCATTGGTAATGGTGAAAGCAGATCGAATCTTCCGTTGAGACACATAACTAATCACCGTGCTGGTCTTGGTGGCGCAAACAGATTACAAAGTTATGCATGTAACGCAGTATACAGAGAGTTTGCCCCTGATTTTTTAATCGCAGTTGGTAGAGATATTATTAAAGAAATTGCAGAATCTGGATATGCAGACGATAAAATTGTTTACGCACACGGACAACATTTGATCGACTATCCAGGAAAGTTTTATCTTGTCCCACAAAATATTCCGTTTGATGCAGGCTCATTGGCAGTTTATCTAGCGTGTTTTGACGGCCATAAAAAAGTATTCCTATTAGGATATGATGGTTATGATACCGAAACATCAGCACCTATTAATAATGTCTACAAAGGTACACACGGATATCCTGCTCGAACAGAAATGCAAAATAGTGCATTCTGGAGAAAAACATTATATATGGTAATGAGTACTTACTCGGACGTTGAGTTTGTTAAAGTTATGCCAACAGCAAAATGGAAATGTCCCGACGAATTTACTAGTTTATTAAACTTTAGACAAATTAGTACCAGGGATTTTATATTTGAAGCGGATGTTGGTTAATTTAAGATTGCTTCTAACGTTTTAATTTTTTTCATAACAATATCAAAATTAAAACTCCTCCACAGACCGGGGTGCAACGGTCTTGGATAATCTTCTAAATTAACCCAGCAATATCCTCGATGTTCGTCATTTAGATTCGGAACAAACTCTTCGTTGACGCTGATTAAAAACGTATAATATACAAATTTACGATTATCTGCCGTAAATGTTTCTAAGGGAATAAATTTCCGATTAGCGTAATTAACCCCAATCTCTTCTTGTATTTCTCTTACAAGTCCTTGTATGACAGTTTCGCCGTCATCAATTTTTCCACCAACTATGCCCCAAGAGCCGGAGTGCTTACTTTTATTACGTAATAGAAAAAGATAACGATTGGTTGACTTGGCGTAAATTAATGCACCGCAACCTTCTGTGTGATTTGAAATCATAAATTATAGAACTAGGCCCCATTGACCAGATTTGTATAAACCTTCATAACTCTTAATCCAGGCGGAACCAGTCCACCTATATTGAATTGTTGTGTTAAGGTTTGCTATGTATTGTACAGTAGTTGTTGCTTGACTGTCAAATTGCACAGTCCAGACTGTGCCGTTCCATTCTATAATATCATTGGCGTTGGCAATTAAATTTGTGCCGGGTTCGCCGTTCCATGCCTCGGCACCTACACCGTTGGCACTACCAATTGGATGTAGAATTAAATATCTGGTGCCAATCTCGGGCGATAATAAATCGCTGTCTACAGCAACAGTACGTGGATCGATGATAGCATCTACAGGGGGTAATGTATTTGCTGGTAATGTCTGGGTAATTGGTGTAAACAATAATTGTGTTGCATCGTTGGGACTGTATGCCACTGTGCCAACAATCTCATGCGATCCTGCATCATCAGGATACGGGAAAGTTAATCTTACCTGGCTTATACCATTTACCAATGGTGCTCCATATAAATCAACAAGCTCATTCCATTTAATTTTACTACCGTAAATGTTGTCATTGCTTTCTGTGGTGTTGTCTCTGTACAATGTTAATACATTGCCAATATAACTAATAGCGGCATCCAATGGAGTAAATCTCTGCTGTGTTTTTTCCCCGGCCATATAATTGTTTGCAGTAATTGAACCGTCTTCATTATAAATGCTGGCAATAATCTGTGTAATAATACCACCCTTTTTAACTTTAGCAGGCAAGCTCAACCAAATTGGCATTTCGAATGTTAAACTAGCAATGTCAATGCTTTCGTCCCCGTTAGCAGGCACAACACGGCTAGTATATGATACATCAGTTAACTCTACCACACTTAAACTAGTCCAGTCGATATAATTATCAGTACTTTGTATTTCTAGCCCAGGATTGAACAGCGGCATGATTTGCTCAATTAGCTGATGTTTTTGTTCTGTATTACTAGTCCAAATATCAACCTTCATGGTTAACTTGTATGGTGCCGGCATTAATCGTTCTACAGTATAGATGCCATCTTGCGTATTCTCATAGACCTGGGTTATTTCGTTGCGTTTACGTTCACGTAAACTTAGTACACTTTCGTGATAGGGATTTTGCATACGAGCACGATCGTAGGTTAATCCTGTAATATACGTTGCCATAGCAGGCACAGAGTTCAGCGAGTTTTCACTGTTACCTCTTAGGATAACAGCCGCTTGTCTGCTTACATCGCCGTAGTACACAGGCACAGATTGTAACGCAATTACGCCAGCATTATCTTTACCAAACTCAACTTGGAAGTTTGATAGCATACGTATAAATTGCGTGACAAAACGTCTAATTTGTCCGTCGTAAGCAAATTGTACTAGACCTGGCATTGTAATCCTTTTTAATTATCAGCTTTTGGCGTCAATGCTCGACTCAATGACTGACGCTCGTTCCAAGTATTGCCTTGGGAATCTGTATAAGTGTTTGTGTTATTTACGTAACCTGCACGTTGTGTTTGATTATCTACAGCACCCGGTGTTAGGTTAGTTCTAACATTGTCCTCAATCTTCAACCAGAATTGACCATTGTATCTAAACAGTCTATTTGGTAGGTAATCTAATCTTAGGAAGTAATCTCCATTGCTAGGATTAATTGGGAAAGCAACACCTGCACCTGTGATAATACTATTTGGTGCTAGTCCGTCCCCGGTTAGGTAACCTTCTAGTTTATTTTCTGGTGTAAGCCCATCGTTGCTAGAATCCACAGTAACATTATCGGCAGTAGCACCAGCCGTGTCCGCGGTGTATATTGGATCGTCACCGGTTAATGGTGCAACTTGATAGAATGGCGTAGTATCATACCCAGAAGATGGTACATCAAATTCAGCTTGTGCAACAATACTTTGATTTAAATCTTTGTATGTGTTGTAGGTACTTAAAATTTGTCCCACTGGGGTATCGGTGGTGGTACTAGCAGCAATGTTATTAAGAATATCTTTGTATTCTTGACTGTCTACTAACGGATTCAGTTTAACACGCCATAAGTGCGGCCACCATGTTGGACTAAAACCCTCAGCGGCAAAACTAGCATCACCCACAACATAATAACGTTTCAATGCTGCCGGCAAATCATTTAGAGCATCGTAGTCTTTTAAGTGTTCTAATTCTAACACATCACCGGCTAATAACTTACGTCCCAACAAGTCTACCATATCACGTAAATGGAAGACCATAAAGATAGTACCTGTCTGCAGGAACAAACCAAATTGGCTTAGATCAAAGTCTTGGTCAGCACGTTGATAGATACCACGCATTTTATAAACATCATGATCATACTTACGATCACGATTCTCAGTCCATAACAAGTCCTGAATATTCTTTTCACTTTGGTTAGTATAACTTGGCTTGGTAGCATCTGGACTAAAACCAATTGTGGCACCGGATGTGATTGCGGCAGTGGTTTGAGTACTTAATGTAACTGTGGTACTGTTTTTGGCAACCACTGTGGTGTTGGCAGGAATGTTATCACCAAACACAAAATCATTTAAATTGATACCATTTGTGTTACTAAAAATTAATGGAGCAGTAGTTGAAGTTTGTGCGGCACTAGTAGCAACCTGTGTACCTTGTGCAATTGGCCCAAGATACTTGTTA